AGGATCAAAGCTTATTCAACCGGAGTTGTGGTTCAAGCAAGTTCCGGTTACTGCCGGGGCGACGTTTACAAACACACAATCCCCTCAAGATGCAGGGCAACAGTCAATTGGGAATGTGCAGCCAGCATCACCTAGCCAATCAGTGATTCAGCGGCTACCGTTTCCGTTTCCGGGTCAAACTCCAACGGTGTTCTGATGCAAACAATATCGGTTCAACCGCTTCAAAATCAGACGTTGCAAACGCAGGTTAACAATCAAGCCGTTACCCTATCGATTTCTCAATCTCTCTACGGGCTCTTTATGACCGTGAGCCTCGGAACGACAGTCATTATCGCAAGCGTTATTTGTCAAAACCTCAACCGTATTGTGCGGGACGTTTACCTTGGATTTTCGGGAGATTTTATCTTTGTTGACACGCAAGGAACGTCAAGTCCGGTCTACACGGGCCTAGGATCTCGTTGGCAGCTAGTCTATCTATCTCCAACGGATCTTACAAATTTTGGTCTTACGGGATGACATTTGTTCAAAGGTTGATTTCGGTTTCTGTGCAGCTTGCACAAAACACACAAACAAATCAGCCAAGCACATTTTCCGAAAGCGGAACTAACACGGTCAACCTCACGGGGTCTCGTGTCTCAGTCCAAATAGAAAATTCGGGAGCTCCGGCAGACAGTAACGCGCGCGTCAAGATTTGGGGATTGACGCCAAGCATCATGAATCAGCTTTCGACGCTCGGTTTAGTGTTCAATTTGGTTCCAAAAAATACACTGACAATATCTGCTGGCGATGCGGTAGCAGGCCAAGCAATCGTTTTCTCAGGAACGATATGGTCGGCTTACGGCGACTATTCAGCGCAACCCGACGTTCCATTTATTTTTGACTGCATAGCCGGTGCCGCAGATGCGACAATAGCTATTCCAGCTTCAAGCTTTTCGGGATCTCAACAAGTTTCAAACATGATGTCCGGATTTGCTCGAGCAATGAACCTGGGATTTGAAAACAACGGCGTTTCATCGACGCTTTCAAACGCTTATTTTTCTGGGTCGGCTCGATCTCAGGCGGACAAATGTGCCAAGGCGGCCGGAATTTCATGGGGAATAATCAAGGGAAACACACTTTCTATCTGGCCTCTAGGCGGCAACCGAAACACGCCAAACATTCCGGTAATTTCCGCGGCTACCGGCATGATTTCCTACCCGGCTTTCACCCAACAAGGAATCATCGTTAAAACGCTGTTCAATCCGCAACTGTCCTTTGGTAGCTTGGTACAAGTGAATAGCAGTTTGTTGGCGGGGATTGCCTCCGCTCAGCCTTCACAACAGAGCTCGCTTTCGCCCGGAAATGCACCGTCAACCTTTCCGTCACAATGGGCAGTCAACAAGCTTGATTTGATGCTCGACTCACTTGTCCCTAAAGGGCAGTGGATGTCCGTCGTCTACGCATACAATCCCGGGTACGCTAAGACGATCATCCCGCCGTCGTCATAGGAACAAAATGACCCAAACTTCGCAATCGGGGACGATCGGAGCCGGGCAGCAAACGCCATTTGACGGAAATTCCGATTCGTCGGTGACAATGTTTATTGCCAAACAACTAATCGCTCAGCTTGAAATCATGATCCCTGTCCAAGTCCATACGGTTCATGCGGGATCGGGGTCTCCGCCGACTGCCGGCACGGTTGACGTTCAATTGCTCGTTTCCCTGTTAGATGGTTCCGGAAATCAGGTGAAGCAGGGGATTGTCTACGGGGTGCCCTATTTCCGGGCTCAGGGAGGCCCGTGGGCGATTATTTGCGATCCGGCGGCCAATGACGTTGGCTTCCTGTTGAGCGCATCACGGGACATCTCAAAGCTTTCTAACGGGGTGTCCCAACAGGTCATCCCGGGCTCAAATCGTCAGTTGAGCTATTCGGACGGGATCTATATCGGCGGGGTGTTCAACAGTAACCCGACTGCGACGATCTGGCTCAAATCTGACGGTACTTTTGCGATTACAGACAAGACGGGAAATAGCATCGTTTCGAGCTCCTTGGGCATGACGCTTTCAGACGTCAACTCGAACAAGATCCAGATGCAGCCCGGATCGGTGAACGTCGTTACGACATCGTTTAATGTCAATGGAGTTCCGGTCACGGTGCCATAGGTCAAAAAACGTGGTATCGAGTTGGTAAGGAAAGGGCACTATGGCCGCGACACTCGCTCTAAACTTATCGACTTGGGATCTGTCCGTTGACGCAAACGGCAATATCGCGTTGTTATCGGAGATACCGCCGGCAAATTCTCCGACGACAGCCGAAGCTCAAGCCGCAGCGTGCGCCATTAAGATGTTCTTGGGCGAATATTATTGGGATACGACGCAAGGCGTCCCGTATTTCACAAAAATTCTAGGGCAAAATCCGCCTCTAGCGCTGCTAAAGCAATATCTTGTGACGGCTGCTTTGACGGTCGCTAATGTTGGCTCGGCTCAAGTTTTTATCACGGGATTTAGCGGGCGCGCGGTATCCGGTCAGGTGCAGGTTATCAGCAACATAACCGGAATAACCGGCGCGGCTAATTTCACAGTCTTAAACCCGCAAGGAACCGGATAAATGGCCAATGTAGGCACAACCTCGGTTCCGGCGATTTCTTGGACTACGCAAGGCCCGATTGCGCCGTCGGGACCGGCCATCCTTGCCGGGGTGCAATCCGACTACAACATAGCTTTCAACGTCACGTTTAATTTCAACGGGTCTAACCCGGAAAGTCAGCTTGCTTCGACGCAAGCTGCGGTCGTTAACAACGCCTATCAAACAATAGTCTATTACGCGACCCAGGTTGATCCTGCCTATGCTACCGGGCGCATGCAAGATGCAATTGCCCGAATATATCGGTTAACAAGAAACGCAGCGCAAGCCACGACGTTGCAGGTTTCTTGCGTTGGGTCGGGAGCGAATATTCCGGCCGGACCGACGACTTACGGTACGATTCAGGATTCGTCAGGAAATCTGTATCAATGCACGCAGGCCGGGACATTGCCATCTTCCGGCGGAGCTATCACGCTTTCATTCGCTGCGGTAACGCCTGGGCCTATCGTAGTGCCATCAAGCGTTACAATTTATCAGTCTATCCCAGGATGGGACACCGCTACGATTATTTCCGGCGTAATTGGAACGTCAACAGAAACAGCGCAACAATTTGAAGGGCGCCGGCAGCAAACTTTGGCGGCAAACGCCATCAATTCGAATACATCGATCCTTGGTAACTTGCTCAATGTCGCGGGTGTGCTTGACGCTTACGTGACGGACAATCCAACAAACTCATCGTCAACGATTCAAGGCGTGACGATTCCTGCAAATGCGCTTTACATCGCTGTGACAGGTGGAATTGCCTCCGCAGTGGCCTTGGCTATCTGGAAGAAAAAACCTCCCGGCATTCCAATGTATGCCGGGAATAGCAGCTACGTTGTCACAGATCCAAATCCGGCCTATGCGCCGAGCCAAGCGCCGACATACACTATCTATTGGCAGGCTCCGTCCTCGCTACAAGTCTACTTCGCAGTCAACATAGCTAATAGCTCAGGCGTTCCGTCTAACGCAGCTACCATTGTTCAACAAGCAATCGTAAATGCGTTTAACGGAGCCAATTCAGGAGCTAGCTTTACGGCTTCGATTTCAGGAAACATACTGATTGTCAGTGCGGTTGCATCTGGAACGATTGCCGTAGGGCAAACCGTATCGGGTGCCGGGGTTGTCCCAGGCACACAGATAGCAGCATTCCAAACCGGGGTTGGAAACGCGGGGAATTATACCATCAACACAGCGCAGACCGTGTCATCAACGGCGATGACGACGGCGCCATTGACTAACACTCCATCACCGCCAAGAGCTCGAATAGGATCAACTATCTACGCTACTCAATATTCCGCAGTCGTTGCGGCGCTTGGTTCGTGGGCTGCGGTTAGAACTTTATTTGTTGGATCAAACAACGCATCATCTGCGGTATTCGTCGCGAGCATCAATAACACTGTGATGACGGTAACTTTGGTTACGTCAGGGACGCTTGCCGTCGGGCAATTTTTGTCCGGTTTCGATTCCTTAAATTCCATACCGGTTGGAACTACAATAGCTTCACTCGGAACAGGTTCGGGTGGCACAGGAACGTACAATCTCACTAATTCTCTTTCGCTTGCCGGCGCAACATTTACGGGAACAAGAAACGCAGCGAACCAAATCACAGTATCGTCAGTCTCGGGACTAATAGGGATTGGCAATGTCATTTCTGGAACGGGCATTCCAACCGGAACGACAATCACGGCTCAATTATCAGGAACAGCAAACGGTGCCGGAGTTTATTCGACAAGCGTAGACACGACGGCATCATCCGCAGCTGTAACTTGCGGAGATTCGATCACGTCCGCGACAGCAAATCTCAACCTGATATCTGTCAACATTAATCAAGAGCCAACAATATCTTTGGCCAATGTCGTTGTGACTGTGACATGAGCGGACCTCCATATCCTCATCCGAATCCAGTTCCGGGTTCCAACTCGGTAGGTTCGTTTCAGATTGGCGTATCGCCCATTGGAACGATACCTCCGTTTGATCCTTGGTCTACGATTATTTCAGAGTATGCAAACTCTCCTATAATTTCTGCTCTTTGCGTCAACATGGCTCAATATGTTGATCCAACTCGGGATATGGATAGTTTTTATGATACGATTTGGAATGTTGACACTGCCATAGGATATGGGCTCGACGTATGGGGCCGTATAGTTGGCGTTACCCGCACAATTCAACTCCCAGTATCATCGCAATATTTTGGATTTGAAGAAGCCGGTTCTTTGACCTTTGGGCAGGGAACGTTTTACAATGGATCGGGAATTTCCAACAATTACTCGTTGGCAGATGAAAGTTTTAGAACTTTAATATTTGCAAAAGCGTTGGCAAATATATGCGATGGATCAATTTCATCGATCAACCAATTGATGCTAAATCTTTTTCCTGGAAGGGGCGCTTGTTTTGTAGTCGATAATCTGAATTTGACTATGACATATCAATTTGACTTTGTTCTTTCTTCGGTTGAACTTGCTATTGTTTCTAGGTCCGGAGTTTTGCCTAGGACGTCGGGCGTATCGTTCACAGTCTTTCAGAATCCGCCGTAAGGAAATAAGAAATGCTTTCGTCGCAGATCCCTGTTAAATTTGCTTTGCCCTTTGCCGCTGGCGCGAGCGCTCCATATACGCATCAGGTTCCGACGGCATCGCAAATTTCAATCACTCCGGGCGCAGCATCTATGAGCGACGGTTTTCCGCCGCTATGTTTTCAGCCGGTTGGCTCTGGCGGCGTTCCTCCGTTTGGAGAAGATTTCAACGGAATTTTAAATCAGATATCGGCATGGTCGCAATGGCAGGCAGCAGGTGGCCCGGTCAAATGGGACTCGGCTTTTTCATCATCGGTAGGAGGTTATCCGCAAGGTGCCATCGTTGCGTCAACGGCAACGGTCGGGTTGCAGTGGCTTTCGCTTGTTGACAACAACACGTCAAATCCCGATTCCGGCGGAGCTAATTGGGTAAGCATCGGTCAAGGCGCGGGTCGAATAGTTTCTGATACAAGCTCTCAGTCGGTTACGCTTGGCTACAACAGCAGCGTTCGTCTTGCGTCTGGAACAGTTCCTTATTCTTTGCCCCTGAGCTCTACACTTTTTAACGGGTTTGAGTTTTACGTTTACATTGTAAGCGGGACAATAACGTTTTCTCCGAATGTATCTGACAATATTCAAGGATACAGCGCAGGATTGGCTTACACAGCAAGCATAAATTCATGGATCAGAATAAAAACCAACGCAGCGGGTTTATGGATCATCACACCTACGTCGTGGAACAATGGTCGTATCTCAATTACGACGGCAACGACGCTTGGACCGCAGCACAACAATGCTACTATTGACTTAACTTCTGGAACGTTTTTTGGAATTACATTTCCTGCCGGAAATACGTTGCAGCCGGATTTCAAATGCACAATTGTAAACAATGAGTCAATTTCGACGCCTATCGCAAAGGGAGTAAGTGGAGTTGGCGGTGCCGCTTGGAAACTATACCCAGGGCAATCTTTTCAGATTTACAACGACAACAACACTTTGCAAGTTTTAGGTTTTAACGTTCCTGCATCTGGCGGTGCCACACCGGCGCGATTTAGAATGGTCAGCACTCAATTTTATGTAGACAACACACTAGGTTCAAACAACCCAATGGTTGCGGATGGGCTTGGTCCCGGCGCGAGAGCGTACAATACTCTTGATCAACTTTTTGCAGACTGCGAACAGAATTTTGATTTCTTGGGAAGCAGCATTTTTGCAACTGTAGCGGCGTCTACCACGCCTTATAGTTCGAGCATTATTGTACCTCGGATGTCTAGCTGCCATGTTCTATTTTTAAACGGCGCGTCTCCGGTAGTATTTAACGGTAATGGGTATTTCTCATCAGGTGTTTTGTGGCAACCATATAGTTCCGCAGTGGCGGTTTGCGCAGAAATTGGAGATGGTTCACTTCTGGAAGTGAGCAACATTTTCTTTAACGGAAATGTTTCCGTCATTGGAAGCGTTCAAGGCATTCAAATTCATCAGGACGGTATCATTGATGTCAACGGAGGATGCGGGTTTGGTTCATTTGGACCTTCCGGATATCCATTTTCAACAAACGGCTGCGGAGGAACAATCAACATAAATGCATCGTATCAGATAGCTGGCGACGGAAGCTCGGTTAATGGGGGCGCTCATTTCTACTGTGGATCAATGGCGCAAGTAAATTTGTCTAGTTCAATCGTAGTAACTCTTGGAACTAGCTCCAATGCCATAAACTTTAACGGTGGAGCGTGGTTTCAATGCGGTCCTGGGTTTATTTCGTTGGGGACGGGTATAACATTTGCAAATTCAGGTTCCATTTCGGGTACGCAAAAATGGAATGTAGGTGCCGGCGGCACATTGTTTTTAAGCGGAAATGCATCAAGAATACCCGGAGGAACAGCAGGGAATCCAACAGTAGGTAGTGCTCCTACTGGTTCAACAGGATGGGCTACGGCCTAAAGGAAGATGTAAAATGCCAGTTTGGGAAATGACAGCATCAGACTATGAAAAGCTTAAGAGCAGCGAAAAGTATCATTTCCTTCACCTTAATGCGACAACCCATCGCAATGAAAAGTCGCACTATCACATGACATTCTCTTCCGCGGCGGCCAAAATGCTTATTTCTGATTTGGGAATGTCGTCTCTAAAACGTATACACGATCTAAATCATCCGGAAGAATCAACAGTCGTTCCGCATGAAGAACTTAGAAAAACTTGCTTAAATGCGCCGGGGTTTAACAGATGAAGAAAATTATTTGTTTTGCAGCTAGTCTGTTTTTCTATACGCAATTTGCGCCAAATGCTTTGGCTCAAAATCCTGGGGGTGCTTCTTGCACCTATATATCCTACGGCGCGGTACTAACCGCTGCACAGTGGAATTACTGTTTTCAGATCAAGCAAGATTACCTTGGATATACGCCGGTAAACAAAGCCGGCGACATCATGCTTGGACCTCTTGTTACAATTGCTTCATCCGGAAGTGCAGCCGGCTTCAATATGCCTGCCGGTTCCGCTCCATCGTCTCCGAACAATGGAGACATGTGGTCAACAACTCTTGGGCTATACATTCGCATCAACGGAGTTACGATCGGGCCTCTTTCGGGGGCAACATCATCTAGCTTTGCAGCATCGAATCCGCTCGCTGTTACATTTCCATCTGGAATTGTAACCTATGCACTTAATTACAATTCGTCTCTTACACTAGACGGTAGCAACAACCTTGGGATCAATCTTGCGCATTCCAATGCTTTTACAGTATCGCAGTCAATCGCAGGATTGACTGTTACAAGCGCATTTACAGCTACCGGACTTGTAACGAATGCCGACCTTGTAAACCCGGGACTTACGTTAGGGTCAACGGCATTGACGCTAGGGGTTACGACAACGTCGATATCAGGTTTAACGCTAGCGTCTCCGACGGTGACCGGAGCTTTTACAGCTACCGGGCTCGTGACAAACTCCGATCTAGTCAACTCAGGGTTAACCCTTGGTTCGACGGCATTGACGCTCGGAGCTACGACGACGACAGTTGCAGGCCTCACGCTGACTTCTCCGACAATCAACGGAGCGGCATTGTCTAGCACGTTTAGCGGAAATCCGACTTTCAGCGGCAACGTTTTTCATACTGCACAAAACATAAATTCCGGCACGTCGGCACCCGCATCAGCGGCGGGAAATACCGTGATCATGGGGACGATAGCTGCACCGACGCTAGCCAACAACGGGCAAGCATTCCTTTACAACACGGCAGTAAACGGCGCTTCGCTACAGGGGCAGGGCAGCACGTTCGACGCCTCAATGCTCGATAATGCCGGCGCAGTCGCGCTAGGGATTACGACGGGAACGCAAAATGTTGTCTTTAACGGTCAGATCACCGCGGCCTCTCTTGCAACGGGCGGAACGGTTGCCGGATCGCTCTGCGCTACATCGGGCGGGGTGTTAAATTACAAAGCAGGCATCAATTGCTATACATCGGGGGCCGCTACAAGTTTGGCGCCTGGAACGACTACGATCTCGCCAACTAATAATAAATATACGCTTTATGACAATTCGGGAGTTTTAGCAGAAGCTCAACCGGCGTTGTTAGCATCTTCGGTTGTATCTTCTCCAACTGGGTCGGCTAGTTCTACCGGATTAATGCAGGGATTAGGGTCAACATGCAAACTTACGCCATCAATATCGAGTCGAGTGGAAGTTGTGTTTTATGCAATTGCGTCAAACAGCACTGCTACAGGATCAGCTAGAGCTCAAGTCGCGTATGGAACCGGGACGGCTCCGGTTAACGGGGCGTCTCCTGCAGGCACCGTTGTAGGAGCACTTATGCAAGCAACCAGTATAACATCGAATGCTAGCGTTCCGATCTCTATGAGCAACATTATAACCGGATTAACCCCAGGAACTGCTTATTGGTTTGATATAAATTTAGCGTATGGTGGAGCTTCAACGGCGTCACTTGCCAACGTAGCATGCGAAGCCAAAGAGCTTTTTTGAGAAAGGGAGACAAAATGTTGATACGTCTTTGTACTTTTTGGTTGTCGGTCAAGCGCATTGCATATGACCTATTCCTAGATACGGGATACGTTGATTGTTCTTGGGGTCAAATTCCGGAAGAGGATTAAAATGGACCACCCTTTCACCCGGCTGAAACCTGAATATTCGTCGCTTTTAACCGCGATGACGGTACGGCCCGAATGCCGGGATCTTGTGAATCACGTTGCGGTCAGGTTGATTGGCTTCAAAAGCCGATATGCTCCGGTGACTTCGGCGATCGGCGTTCCAGCCGTATTCATTGGCCCGTCCTTCGAGCGCGAGGCATCGAGCGATTTCAACAAAAATCCGGCTCAGGGTTGGCCGCTTACGAGCCGGTCACGGGACATTCCGCACAACGGGCCTTTTCGGACATGGCTTGCCGCGGCGCTTGCCGCCTATCACCTGAACGGCCTCGACAAGGTTGGAGCGAGCAATTGGACGTGGGAGCACGTTTGCTTCTACGGCGAAATGTTCAACGGGTTTGGTTATCGTGATTTTCATCACATGCATTCGCCCTATCTCTGGGGCGGCACAAACATTCAGACGGTCGGAAAATATACCGAAGACGGAAAGTTTGCTGCAAACGACATGGACCCTCAATTAGGGATTATTCCCGTAGGCCGGCGCATGGTTGAGATAGACCCTACGCTTGCTCTGCCGACGATTATCCCGCCTCCTATGCCGTCAGGCATTTCGGTAACGACGACGGACGCGACGATAGATACAAAATGGGTGCAGCAGGCATTGAACGATATCGGCTGGTATCCCGCGCTCGACGTCGATGGCAGCTATGGCAACGAAACCAAGACGGCTATCGAGAACTTCCAGCGGAACTATGGGCTATCGGTTGACGGTTTGGCCGGGCCAGAGACAATCGACGCGCTCAAGCTTGCGGTTGCTGCGGCAAAAGGGGCGACGACATGAGCTTGACCCAGGCAGATGTTCTAGCCGCGCTTCACGATGCGATGCTTGATGCGGTCAAAACAAGGGCTACGGTTTCGGCAATCAACGAGCTTAGCGAAAGCCCGGCCGCAGCAGAAAAGCAGTTCGAGGACGGCTTGAAAGAGCTCAGGGACGCTTACGCGCAATTCTCAGAAGTGGTAAAGCGGGTATTCCCTTCATAGGAGGATACCCGATGTTGTTTCGATACCTACTTGCGCCAGCGATCCTGCTAGCGTTGGCATTTTCCGCACTTGCGGAAGCTCAATCAGACACCCCCTCCGGTCCCGTTGCGATCGGACAAGCTCAGTTGCAAAAGGGCGACTTCGGCAGTGTTGGCCTTGTGCAGGCTCCGCCCGTCGTTGTTGCGCCGCCGGCCGAGCCGGCAACCTCTGTCAGCCTCGGATCTTGGATTGCCGACTTGCTCGGCAGTCTTGTTGCGGTATTCGGCAGCGTGATTGCGACGTTCTTGACGAAATGGGTTATGGCGGTAGCCAAGACAGCCGGCGTCAATGCTACGCAGGCCATGTCCGACAGGCTGAACGACATCATAGCTCGCGGGCTGCACGACGGTGCATTGAGGCTAGGCCAGGACATTACCGGGAAGCTCAATGTGCAGGTTAAGAGCCAAATCGTCGCCCAGGCCGTTGCGTATGCTCAGACCCATGGGGCCGATACGGTCAAAAACCTAGTCGGAGTAGACATTCATGATCCGATAGTGATTGAAGCCCTTCAGGCGCGTGCTGCTACGGTTTTAAGCGGGATAGGGCCTGATGCCGTCCTGGCGCCAAAGAACGCACCGGCGGCCTCCGTATACCCAATAAACCCTGTTCCAATGACCGCGGCTCAGCCCGTGCCTCAAGCTCCCGCCGTTCCGGAACCGATCGCCCCGGTTGTGTCCTAGGAGGTATCCCGTGATTATCATCCGACTTGTCCGGCACAACGACTTGCTGTCCGATGCGATCGTGGCTGATTGCTACGGGGATTGGACGCCTTGGGAAGCGTCCAAAGAGATCGCTCATGCCGAGGCTGTCATGCTTGGCGGAACCGTGATCGGTGCCTATGCCGAGGGCGGCGTGCAGGAACGGCCGCTTGATTACGACCATGGCAACTTCAAATATGAGGAATTTGTCGGGTTGCCGGCCGACGCAGACATGACGGCCAAGTTCGAGCATTATCTTCGATCGCCAGAAGTCCTAGGCGAGAAATACGACTACACTGGCCTATTCGAGTTTGCCGAGCTCGCGATTGAAGGCCACCTTCGGCACCACGTCTTTTGCTCGGCATTGGTTGACGATGCCCTCCGCGGCTGCGGCTACTTTCCGCGGCCTCTTCCGGTTCCGGCTCACAAAATCAATCCGCTGTTCCTGAAGCAGATGCTTTATGCCCGGCCGGATATCGTGATTATGGACCGTACTAGCCCGGTGTTTCTGGCTCATATCGCGCCCAAGGCTGGCGCTGTTCCCTGACATGGGGTAGGAACCGGCTAGGCGCTTCGGCGCCTGCCCTCCTTGGGCGTTTTCCTCCCTGTGACTTAGGCCCCGATGCGGTTTCGCGTTCGGGGCCTTTTTTATCGAGTCGGGAAATGCAGCGGCCCGCCTGCGCTCAGGACGCATTCGAGCAACGAGAATATGATGTAGACGCACATGATAGCGACTACGCACCACAGAACGATATTGATGATTTGAGCAACGAGCGGGATTCCAATCATTCCGGTCAAAAACGGCACAAGCAGCCGGATGATTGCGACAACGGCGCAGACGACGATAAGCCAGATACAAAGCTGTTCAATCCATCCTAATGAAAAACAACCCATAGTCTTTGCCTCCGGTTAGAAGCACAATTCATTTATGGAACAATTGTTCCGCCCGGTCCGTCGATCTCTTCGAACGTCACCCGGTAGTAAGTCATGTGCGTTAGATCCAAGACGGATTGACGGGCCATAACCAAGGAATATTCCGCTTGTGTCGGGATGCTTGGAACGTGCTCAAGGAAATAGTTGCGCAACCCACTTCGGTTCATGTCCCTCAAAGCTTCGCAGCGCATTTCTATGACTTGGATCATTTGCTTTGGCCTTGGAGTGGCGGAGAGCGTTGCGTCGGTACGCCATTTTGCAGAATAGAAGCGGCTATTTGTCTGTTTATGTCGTTAATCTGTTGTTGAATTAGTTCGAATCGCTTGTCTACGGAGATTGAAAGCTGATCTACTTCTTTAGCTTCGACCGGCGAGTGTGCGGAATGACCTAAGAGCTCTCTCTGTTCGGTTTCCAGAACCGTCAGCCTAGATCCTACCGCTACAAGAGAATCGTCTAGTGCTTGTTTGAATGAATTGTGCTCTCGAAGAGTTAGATATCCATCGCGGATGTTTTTTATGTCTGCTCTATTTTCTTGAATTTGCTTGCTGATATCCAAAAAAGAAGCATCGGAAGATTGTCTTACATAGTCGAATTGAGACTCAACAATCTTGTATCCGCCTCCGGCAATCACACAAATAACAGCGATCGTAGCAACTACGTTAGTCCACGTTAGTTGCGGGCCGGATGCCTCTGCCATTGTGTTGCCCTCAAAGCACAACTTATAGCAAAGTCGGAAATCGTACAATCTTCAGGATTGTTCAATGCAACATTCCTCTGTAGGGATAAAATTCCCTCAACAAGGAGCTTGCTCAAAATGAAGATTTTCCTTTCCATCCTTGCGGTTTTGTTTTGCACGTCCGCACTTGCTGCGGATCTGCCGACGAAAGCCGCGGCCTATGTTGGCTATCCAACGACGAACGGTTTCTATTACGGCATCGGCACGGGCGGCAACGCGGGCGCCGTCAGCGGTGGAGCGATCGGCACTCAGATTGTTCAAGGCGAGATTGATGCAATCATTGGCTATACGGGCAAGTTCGCCGGCAACGCGTTTTGGTTCGCCGAGATGCAAGGCGGCTTTTCCAACCTGAACGGCAGCAGCAACGGGTTTTCTCTTTCTGGTCCCGGCGTTTTTGTCGAGCGTGTCGGCGTCGGATCTCCGATCAATAACCTTTTGAACATTCTGCCGTCGTTCAACTTCCCAAGCGTCCCGACTTTGCCGGTGTTGCCGGCAGGCATTACAGCATCACCCGGCAATCTGTACCTGTTCGCCGGCCTCGTTGAGCAAGATTTCGGCATCCTCACTGCCTCGGCTACGGGTCACAACTGGATCTTATCCCCACTTATCGGCACGGGCATTTTGACTCGATTGTCAAATAACGTCGTGCTCGATACCTGGGCCGGGTGGCAGATGACCGCGACAAATTCGGTTTGCCTAGGCGGCGATCGTCAATGCGTGAAGCCGGGGAACATGATTCGTATCGGAACCAGTCTGAAATACTGAGCTATATCGAACACGTCCTATTGTGTGGTATCGAAAGGCCACCGCCTACCTTGGGTGGTGGCTTTTTTCGTTGGGAGGGGTTCTAGTGCTCGACTTCCTGCCTGCATTAGGCTTTGATTTGCAGAGTTTAATCGCAGGTTTTGCCGGAGGAATATGCGTTTCTTTCTCTTTCAAAAAAAGCAACCCTTGGGATATAGTCGGTTCCATCGTAGTCGGTGGACTGTTCGGAAATTATGTTGTGACTGCAACTGACGGATTAGTCGGAACCTTGCGGGTTGTTCCCGCCTTACACAACACGTCGGCATTTTTTGTCGGTGTTGTAGCAATGCCTCTCTGCAAATTCTGGGTCGAGCGCTTCAAGGGCAGCAAGGAATAAGTCATGACGGTTCCGGACGTTTACAACGCGATTATGGTGCCAGGGGCTTTATTGCTGGTTCTGGATCAGATGGGCTCGGCGAGGATCGTTTTATGCGACCGCGCTCGCCGGGCTAAATTCGGTAGCCGACGCCATGTCGCAACTCTCGATGCTGATCCTGATCGTATGCGCTCTTTGCATTGTAGCGGTTAATGCGATCACACTGCATCTCCGAGAAACTAACGATCACTTGGACGGCAGCGCCATCCTTGCCAAAGGCAAAGCCGTCGGCACGGGTGACGACGGCTTGCTAGTCAAATCTCACAAGAAGATCAGGGTTGTCCGCTGAGGCTATTGGTCAACTTCAAGGATCGGCCGCAGCGCGGTAAGAACCGTCACGGCAATCTCATTGCGATCAAGCTTAAGTTCGGATGCTTTGATCTTGGCTAGATCCTGAGTTCCCGCCGCCGGCTGATCGAGAGCTTCGGAATACTGTTTCAGGAACACGTCGTATTCCGGAGTTCCCGGCTTGATCTCGGCTCCGCCGTGCTCTTTCTGGATTTCCTTGACCATGGCCTGCCGGGCCTTCTCAAGGGACGCTTCGGCGGCGCCGGCAATGACGAGATCATTGGCGATTCGCAGCCGGAGGGAACCTGACGAAAACTCCCAGGGGATCATGATTGTCTGTTCGACGCCGTTCTGCTTGGTGACGATCATGTGGCCGTCAAGGTTCCGGAGGGCCGTAGCGAGGCTCAGGGCTTCCCTGACGGTTATCTTGCCCGGCTCCGTCGAACGCACGGGCGGGCTTCCTAGGCCGATGGCGACGGCAATCAGAGGCAGGGTATAGCGGAGCATCAGATATCCTCGTTCTTGGGGTGAATTTGATGGACGCTGTTCCCGCGGGGCACGAGAGGGCCGTCGATCAGCGGCCACGGGCAATCGTCGTAGAGTTGGTCCGTATCGTCGTCATACCTTCCGCCGATGATGCAGGAGGCGAAAACTATGAACGCGATAATAGCGACTGGAACCGCAATCGCCGCGGCTAACAAGATCATCATGGTTGCCTCCTGCAATCGCCGGCAATGTCGATCGCGTTGGCGATCTGAACGCAAGTTCTCTCGATCGGCGGAATTGGCCATAGCAATACGACTACGAGCTCAATGACGCATACGACCGCCAGGACGCTTAGCGACATAATCGGCGACCATCGCAAGCGCGGCGCGATAGCGCGGTTTTCAAAGTCGTTCATTTTGTATTCTCCACTGCTTTAGAGAGCATTTCTTTCAACTCGGCTTTGGATAGTGTGCAGCGTCCGAGCATCCGCCGCTTAATGACCTTTTGAGCGGGAAAATCAGAAGTCTTGATTGCAACGTCAAGTTTCTTGAAAAGAGCAGCCTTTCGCCGGTTCTCTCTTTTCCGCTTGATCGCTTCGGGTGATTTTGCAGGCATCACTTTTTCCTTTTTTGAAATGGCCTTGACGGGATCTTGGCCTTGCGCTTCGCCGGCCTCTCCCGGCGCCGTTGCCGTTTGATCATGGCGATATCCGAGAACTGCCCGTGCTCGCCGCGGATACGCGTTTTTACGTCGTGCGATGCGGCATGTTGCGCGCCGTGCGGCCGGTAAACTAGATATTCCGGATCGTTGGCGTCCGGCTCATAAACCCATATTTCGCCGCGCAAGTAAGGTCTCCGAATCACTACCTTTCTCAGCGCAAGAGCTAGTTCATGGTCAAGCCGGAGTTCGGACACTTCGCAACCAAACGCGTCGGCCAACAGCGGGAGCAACGCCTTGAGCCTATTTCCGCTTGAATGTGGTTTGCCTACTAGGTGTCCGGCCTTATCAGGGCATAGCTGCATGAACTGCCGTTCCGCGACTTTCACGCGGACAGATAAGGGGATGTGAGGCCGGTAAAGCTTCATTTTTTTACCTTTTTCTTGGCCTTCTTTGGCTTCGGTTTGATCTGAGAAATCCTAGCCCGGAGCTTATCGGGCAAGTCAGCATCACGCGCCGCTTCGTCGATGCGGTTCTCTCGTTGCTGACGCAACCAAGCCTCTTTTGGTCCAATCTCTTTGGCCATTACGTTTCCCCTTTAAACTGTTCAAGAGCTTGGCGGATCGTCGCCCATTCGCTTTGAACAACCTCCGCAATTTTTGCGAGCCGTTGCTGGTCAGTGTGCAGGTTCATTGCGCGCTCAAGGCGGTCTTTTGCGCGGTTCGGCGCATACGGCTTTTGCCCGGCTATGTCCTTGGCGATTTGTTTGAAAACCTCTAAGTCGCGTATTATGTTTTTATTTGAACTCCATGTCATCGCGCGGCGCAGATTTTCGATTTGATTTTCGACGACGGAGAGCTTTTCATCGGGCGTGAAATCATCTGCCATGTCGTTTTGCCTCATGATTGAGTTGTGATGCGGTAGTGCGGGACATGCTTGCGACTAGATCGAGCACGTCTTGCTTTGATTTTTCGAACCTATCTTTGCGCATTGCAGCCTTCGATTGCGACTCGGCATCCCAAACTTGAACAACGTTGCCTTTGACTGAGATCACGGCGTAGGGGCTGCGAAGCCTAATCCCAGATGCGAGCTTGCGCGCCTCTTCCGGGCTTGCCATGACGTAGTTTGTTTCAAACGCGTAACCCGTCTGAACTAAAGCCCAAGCGCGTAAATGCTCGCTACTCGGAAACTGTCTTGCGTTTTCCTCGGACAAATTATTGAACGCCTCTTTGAGGGCTGCGAAATAATGACCTTGCGATGCCTGCGACCGTTGCTCGTCTACGATCATCGGGTAGACTTCGCCGGCCTGAAATTCCCGATTGCAGTAGGCAACAAATGCCGGCTCTGGCGTGAACACTTCGCCAGTCCATCGTAGGAAAGCCGGGCGCGGGCGGGTCACCTAAGCCATCCTCCTGATCTTTTCGACAAGCATACGAGTTTCGTATTCGAACCGTTCGACGGCTTTGGCGAGTTCGGCTATGTAAGTTTCATCGCGCCGTATCGTGAATTTTGGCGCAACCGGCATGCCCGAATAATAAAGCAACAAATCAACCTCTTCGAGATCGCCAACCCATAAAAGACCTTGGCATTGAGCTCTATGCTCTGGCGGGATACCTGCACCATTTACCAGCCGTTCAATCATCAGATGCGGTGCCAAGCTTTTAAGCTCAACGGCTTTTTTGTCGCCTATCAATCCGTCCGGCGAAGCTCCAACCCATCCGCCGCTAGGAAGTTTGCGCCGAATAAAGCCGACACGTCGAACCTCGACAAAGTTAGTACGAGTGTAATAGTCGCGCGCCTCCGCTTCCATCTCGTTGCCGCGGATCATTGCTTTTGACTTGTAGCTTTCCTCCGCAGGTTTCCCGCAGAGGATTTCACCGGCTAGGCGATACATCAGATCGCGGCGAGTTTTGCTTTCTCCGCCGTCCTTTCCCGACGCTAAAACCGTGTGAAAGTTTGAAGCTGTTGGAATGCCAAGACGGACGTTCCACCATTCCTCCGAACCTTGTTCGATTTCGTCGAACACTTCAATTTCGGCAGGCTTGACCGCAGGTGCCGATCGAGCGTTGCGTATGTCCGCAACAAACTCGTTCGGAGTCCGACTTTTGCCAAGCCTGCTACTTGATCCGAACTTAGCCATGCTTTGCCTTGTAAGCCTTGAGTGCTCGCTTCACTTCGGCAAACTTGCCGGCTGGAATATCCTTGAAGGACTCGACGTCATATCCGCCGCAGACTCTCGCCTCGGTTA